AAATTAAACCATGAAGGGTCGGGGGTGTTTTATCCCTATCAAAAAACCTACCCCCCTTGCTGCTATTGCATGATGAGCACAATACTTGCAAGTTATCTGGGTTATCAGTACCACCTAAGACTCTTGGAACGATGTGGTCAACGCTTAGGCGCTCCTCTGTGCCACACATCTGGCAGCAGCCATCTCTTCTGATGATCTGTTCTCTTATCCTTCTCCATTGAGAAGTAGAACCTTTGTTACTCAGACTTGACATACACACTCTTTAAGCAATGGTCACAATATGCGTAATGGATCGAGGCATAGTTGATGTGCTGGTACTTATGACCCAGCAACCAACATAGTAAGCCTCTCATTGCCAACCTCTAGTCTTTAGATGATGTAACGCCTTGCAGTAATCAGGCTCATCATACTTGGTAATGCCGTATCTGTGTTGCACATACTTCCAGTAGAAGTAGAACTGATAATCATATGGAGCATCTATCAGCTTAGTATTGCGTATCTGGTAATAGCCATGATGTGAGCCATTGCGAGCATCAGCTCTAAATGATGATTCTCTAAAGACTATCTCGTTATGACAATCGTATTGCTTATTAGTTAATTGATAATCAGCTAATGAATGTAAGTCATGATAAGGATCTATTGAGCCTTGTCCTACTGCAGTACTCTGCATAGACAGAGCTATCCCAATAACGATGGCTACCGAGCGAGCTATCCGCGTAGCGGCTCGCTCTGAGCCCCTGATGGGCTCTAGCCTAGAGAGTACCAAGCGTGTCAAGTACATTTATGCATGACTCCTTACTTTATCTCAATATGTGGAATATGAAGTGCATCACATAACTGCATGCCAATGTAGCGTGTGTAAGCAGGTGGAATGGATTCAACTAACTCACCCCAGATCATCCAGTCAATCCCCATAGCGTTATGTGCCTCATCCATTGTCTTGGCTGTGTGTCCACCGCTAGGTATCTCATCACGCATAGAGCCATAGATGCCTACTGGTTTGCCTTGTGCCTTGTGATTACACGATGAGCCTACTAATGGCACATTAGACTCGAATAACCTGTGTCTGCGTACTTTAAGACCAAAGGCAGAACCACATAATTGAATAGGGTTGATAAGTGGCGCATTAGGCACGTTTTCAATCACATAAGGCTTACCTGATGCAATAAGGGCTTCACGAACCTCTGGGATCATATTGACCTTACTTGTGGATTTACCTTGTGCGTTGCGTAAATGCTTAGTTGCGCTAAATGTCTGACATGGTGGACTAGCTGCAATTACATCGAATTGGCTTAGAAACTCTGCGTTCAAGTATTCACGCACATCGCCACGAATATAGGTAAATGGATAACGCTTACCATGCTTCAGGTCTATGCCTGTAACATCAAAGCCAGACTTGGCATAGCCCATAGAAGCCCCACCAGCCCCACAGAATAGGTCTAGTAGTTTCATTTAATTGTCCGTACTGTAGAAACCGCTTCCCTTAAATTGAATACTAGGAACGCTATAAATCTTCTGCATTGAGCTGTGGCAGAACTGGCATGTGACTGTATGTGGTTCATGGATACTCATTTCCTTCTCGTAGCGCAAGTTAGCCTCGCACTCCTCGTTGGTACATTCGAACTCATAGATTGGCATTAGTGGCCTTCTCGCATGTCCGGCATGGGACTTCCTTTAACTTCCACGATCCACATATTGTGCATCTCTCAGGCTCAAGTTTATCAGTATCGGTTTGAATATCGCCGTAACCAGCTTGTAGGAGTAGTTGGACAAGGTCACCAAACCTCATAAACGCGAGATAATCAGGAACGGCTTCCTGCGAATCCCCTTGTCCGTTCATTCTGGCCACCACGAAGTAAGGCTGTTTGCCTTTACTTCTCTTGGCTGCTTGTCTCAACCACTCCATTGGCGCGAAGGTGCTGCGGCTCTTGACTTCCGCATCAAAGGGTACATTGACCACATCTTTGCCGTTCCCGCGCTGTACCGCAGCTCCACTCCACCATTGCGATAGATATAACGCAACGCTTCTCTCTGAAGCGTAGCCTCGGTACTTCCTGCTTTGTGACATGGATTAGGTCATGCCTTTCCAGCAGAATTGACTGTGCCGCATTTGTCGCACTTCCACTCGTTCTGTAACGCCCTCTGTTTAATCTGTTGAACTGTTGGAGGCGTATTACATAACTGGCAGATAATGGCAAACCCTAACTTCTGTAGATCGTAGGCTGCTGCTTGTGCAGCTTGTAACTGCTCATCTGTAGGAAATTGCTCCCACTCATCATCCATATTGCGGAAATATAATTTACCCACGTTTCACCTGTGGCTTCCACTTGCCTGTTTCTTTATCAATCTCGTACCAAATAGGATCACAAGGCACTTGTCCTCCCGGCATATCTCTTGTGCTGGACTCCGGGCATCGCCACATTCCGTATGGCTTACCTGCCTTAGAGGTTCCTGTTTTCCAAACACGCGCACCATGGATACAACTCTCGTCTGTCGGGGTGCCACCAAGGACATCCTTGACCATTCCTACCGCTTGCTCCATTGTCTGTACTGGTGCTGTCTCTCGTATTGTCCATGGATCATCTTCCTTTGCTACTGGGACATACTCTTTTGAGGTTTGAGCCATCTTAGCCTTTACCTCTGCCACAACATTCTGTGTCTTTGCTACTTCTTCCATGCTTTCCCGAGTAGCGGTCTTAGTTGAGCCTTTTAGCAAAATAATCGCCCTGCCTAAAGCTGATGTAGCTGTATCTTCGCAGTAGTAGCGAGCCATATTGCGGTTAAACAGGTCTCTAGCACCAAAGGCTATATTAGATACTGCTGGCATAGCATCCGCGCTATCTCTATAGATTTCAGCTCTGACTCGGATATAACCATTTACAGGATCATGAAACTCTGTCACTAGATTAGAACGACCCATCGGATAGTTCTCAATAAACCAACGATTTAATGTCGCCACATCTTCGTAATCTTCTAAATTAAACATAAAGTTCATTCTCCTCAGTATGAAGCTGCGCAGCCAGGCTGGTATATGCCACCAGGTCTACATAGGTATCCGTTTTAGCACTTTCCATTGATCGTGCGATTTTGACCAATGCCATACACATCGCGACTTGGTAATCATTAATTGGGACTTCCAGATAGGCACTCCAGAGTGAGGCCGTGCGCTGCATGTTGTCACTCGGATGACCGTAATCCGCTCCTCTATCTTGAATAGTGGCTCTGGCTTCGTTGAGGAAATCACGAGCGTTCATCGGCTAACCTGATGCTGTGTTTGCGCTTTGATAAGTCTGCGGGCATTAATCTTGCCCTGAATCTTGCCGTGTTCATGGCCTTTGGCATAGCCCAGTAAATAACCGAAGATAAGGCCTAATGACCCCATCCCGATAAGTGCATGATCTACATTCATGATTGCTCCCATTCCGTCAGAATTTCTGACTTGTGAGAACTTTACATCAGCCTGATACGGCATCCGCCCTTTTTAGATAACGAAACGATAACGATTTGAGATGGATCCTCATCCTCCATATAGGGGATAGCGATACTAGCGGGCGCGTCCATAGACCTTGCCCTGCACGATAAAGGTGCCATTCTTCTCGATGTTAATAATGTCTACTTGGACTACTGATCCATGAACGTACATGATGGCAAAGGCTTGCTGCCAATTAGCCGTTCCCTTGGTGTATGAAGCCTGTTTAAAGTCCATGAGGTTTCCTACCTCAACTCCATGCAGAACACGCCCTAAACGGCCTCCAGAGGCCTCTGTGAAGGCGCTACGGCCTGCTCTATGGGTATGACCAGAGATAACGTTCTTCCCATGCCTACGAGCCGCTTCTAGGGCGGATAAGCCACCCAACTGCTTGATAGGCGTATGGTCTCCATGAACGGCAATCCAGCCCGGAGCGATGTTCATAGGGTTCTTATGGAAGGTTATGCCTAGTTCATCGAACTTCATGAACTTCTCGAATCTAAGCTCTGGCAAGGATAAGAAGCTAGGTATTTTCTTCATGATGATGTTATAGAGCCGGTCTGTGTGGTTAGACCTAATGCAGTCTGTTACGCCTAGTTCCCAGAGCAGGTCAACGCAGCGGTCACGATCATCGCCAAGGCTCTGCTCATAAGCTGCAGGAGTGCCTTCTGACCATTTAGAGATAGCCTGAAAGTCAATCTCATCACCAATAGTGACTGTCTGGTCTGGCTTAAACTTAGTTAAGAATTTAGCGATGTTTCTAGTGACGTGCACGTCCTCGAAAGGCACCTGCAAGTCTGAAAGTATTACGATTCGCTTAATCGTCATCCTCATCTTCGTAGGGGATATTGTCTATGCGGTTAGGTAGGTTTGGAATAATCCAGTCCGGGAAAGATTCACGATCAGAGAGAAGCCAGAAGGCATGAGTCTCTGTGAATCCTGCTTTGCGTAATGACTTGTAATACTCGTTCAACGCTATGGCATAAGCATCTAAGGCGCTGTAAGTATCTAAGTCAATGACTGGTCGTTTCCTTGCCATGGCTTAAGTGTTACTTACCTAACATCTCGATTATGGTATCGACACGCACTTCAAGGCGATTGACCTGATCCTTGATAGACGAGCCGCCGTTAGGTTTAAGTTCATTAAGATAATACTTAACCAAGAACTGTAGATAAGCTGCCACGCCGCCAAGGACAGTAATTACTCCGACTGCAATAGCCGCAATATCTACCGCGCTCATTACTTCTTCGGGGTTGCGTATCCGAATACGCCCGCTAGTACAGCCCAAAGGATTGAGCGATAGTCGAGTGCAAAGTTAGATGCACCCCACGCTGCTAGGAACGCTCCTGCTGTGAGAATTGCTGGGTTCTTCATATTCATTATTCTCCGCCTATCATCGGGATATTAAAGAACGAGCCATCTGACTCGCCTTTCTTAGTGAAAGAAATATGGCAATGTTTGCGGTGCGGATTAAATCCTTTGTAAGTTCTCCAACGCCAACCCAAGATTGGTGATGCAATTCGTCCATCAAAGATGATGTATTTAATGCGCTTGTCTCGCTTTGCAGCTTGACGTATCTGATCTGCCAGATTAGGCATGAGGTCTGGCTTACCGGATTTACCTGCAAGGTCTCGGTCAACGTCGATGGCGTATACGATTCCCTTAAGTGGTATGT